CGTTCTGTTTGTTTTGTAAGCCAGTTTGCAACTTGCTGAAACGTATATCGTTTGCAATATTGCTCAGCAATCTTTAGAGCATCAAGCTCTTTTGGTATTGGGACATACCAATTTGGATCAGACTCCTCAACCCTATATCCAAAGGGGATGAGCATTCCTTTTCTAAGCCGTGGTATTTTGACGTATTCAGTGCGCTCTACAGGTTGAGGAAGAAGCCAATGTCCCAGTTCTCTAGTCATTATTACTCAGAGGAGTCCTTCGGAGGCAATATCATAATGCCACCACTTGTTTGCACTTCCAGCTTCTCCGTCTTAACAACACCAGACCTGTCAAGAAGGTCTTTGGCAGCAGACAGCTTTTCCTTGATGCCAAGCTCTGTAGGATCATCGATGCCACTGATGACAGCCATAGCCGCTTTAGGAGCATGCATGGCAATGTATAGCTGAGTTGCTTCGATGATGTGCTCTTTCAGAGTAAACATCAATTCCTTCGTAGGATAGGTTTTGCTATAGCCTGCAAGCTCTTTAGCGCGAACGGGACTACCATTGGCATCGCCAAGCAATGCGTCAATGAATTTCTTTTGCTGTTCGTTAAGTTGTTGTTTCATGATTGTGTATTACTGGCAAAAAATTCTTCTGTGCGAATAGACACGGTGATGGCGCTGCTACCAACACTAGCAAAGCCAACAATTTTGTCGTTCTTATCAAGATAGAGAGGTGCTGTAATCTGCAGAATGCTACGTGATTTCATTTGCACAGCATCCATAATGTCGAACGACGCTGCATCGCTAGCACGATACCATTGTAGCGTTACGTTAACGGTGCTGTCGCTTCCATTAGAAACAAAGATGCTGTTGATATCAGCCCTAAACGTAGGCGGAACAACATAAACATCTTGGTTGCTTGTTGTCAGCGTCTGTGCCACTGTTCGCTTTTTATTGCTCATCGACTTATCTCTTCCCAATCCAAAGAACCCAACACCTGATTCCCGTTAGCCGCAGCCGCGCAAGCAAGTGTCAGTTCGTATGGGGTGGCGGTAAACGAATTGCGCTCTAGCTGAGAAGCAAACAACGCTTCCTTCAAGATGTCAACGCTGCTTGAGCCTTGATTAGAGCCTTGGAAAAAGCCCGTTGCTAAAATACGTCCATTAGTGCTTGAGAACGCAGTGCCGGTTATGTTGTACTCAACCCCAGAATTGGTTCCCGCGCTAACCCACGTACCGCCCGTTGTAGTTCCAGATGCAACAACTTCCCACTTGTAATTGGCGTTGTTGCTTATGCCCAGAATAGATATCGCTGTCAAAATAACAATCGCATCAAGCCGGGTAGACTTCAGACGGATAGATACCACCGGATAAAACGTACCAGCAGTGGTTAGCGTCGTTGGACTTGTAATGACATTCCCGGCAGACAACTGTGCGCCGCGCAACTCGTAGCCACCTTCGGAAATCACCGTCGAGCACACCTGCTTGAGCGTGCTTGCACTGGCAGTGGCGGCTGTGTTTGTCATCTCATACCGCAGAGGCAGAGATGCAGTGGTGATGTACGTTGTAGTGACAAGATTGGCATGATGGAAGCTGTGTGCTGGAACAAACACACCATCAATGACAAAACCCATTCGCACCGTACCCAATCCCAGCCACTCAACATCCATATACAAGATTTGAGCTTTAGAAACATCTAACGTAATGCCAGATGGGCCTGTGCCGTCTAGCTTATCCTGATTCCAATTTGCTTGTGCTACACGTGTATTTACTGGAGAACCGCTAACACTGCTACGTTCAACAAGATATATGTTGAGTCCGTCTCGCTCAAAATACATTCCATTGTCAACACCAAAATAACCACAACGCTGACGTAGATTTGCCTTAGCTGCACCGAACACAAACGTGTTCATCACCAACAAGCTCTTGCCCGGTTGATAAGCAAAAACCTTTATAGTTTCTCGAATGATTTGGTCGTTGTTAGCACTTCCAACAGTTAGATTGACCAACCCTTCATTTGCACTGAACGTAGCGGCAGCAGTGCCAGTGATGCTATCGACCCAGAGGTTGTTGTCAGCGTAGCGATGCGAAGAATCAAACAGAGTTAACGGACTACTTACACGAACTCGTCCGAACGCATCAACGTTAGTGCCTCCAATAGCAACGGTGTTACTATCAGAGGCAATACGTACTAGCGCGGGATAGCTTGTTATGCTCACTTATTTCTTCTTAGCTTTACGTGCTTCCGACAAGGCAATGGCAATGGCCTGCTTAGGGTTTTTCACCGTAGGAGCTTTCTTGCCAGCACCCTGATGAAGAGAGCCTTCCTTAAACTCCTTCATCACCTTGCCAACTTTGGCTTGTTGCTTAGGCGTCATTTCTTCTTTGTGGCACAGCCACCCATAGCCATCTTCGTCTTGCCCTTACCCTTAACAGGCATAGCAATCATGATCGCTAGCGCGGCACCGGGCTTCTTGCCTTTAACAGCACCACCCTTTGCCATTGCAGGCTTACCAGCCATCAAACACTTACCTGCTTTAGCGCAAGCAGCGGGATTGGGACAACCAGCACATGTTTTCATTTCTCGTTTCCTTTGTTTAAGACCTGCATATATAACAGGAACACTCACTTTTTCCATTTTTGCTGAGGCTTCATCGAAGCACCGCAATTCACCACGCCACCCTTGGCATACTTCTTAACGGCACCACCCTTATACATCTCAGAAGCACGCTTGCGTGTTTCGTCGTCAATGTTCTCATTGCGACCTTCACGAACAGACGGCTTAGGCGAAGAAGCCATCTCCGTTGTATAGCGCTTGCCCTGCCACGTAAACGTCTTGTCACCATCCTTACGAGCAGCAGCAAACGCTTCCTTGAACGTCTCCTTCTTCTCTTCCTTCTTAGCCTCTTCCTTGCGTGGAGCAGGCGTGTCATCATCCATCGAACGAGAAGCAACAGAAACACGCTTAGGAGCGCTTTCTTCGTCATCACCCATCATAGCGCTGCCAGCACCATAGCCAGCCATGCCAGCGCCTGCTACAGCGCCTGCACGACTGCCTGTACGCAGCAGAGCCCTACCACCAGCTTCTTGGACGCTTTGGCGACGAAGCTGAGCGCCTTTCTTGGTGTCTTCAGCTTCGTCAGCACGTGCATTCAAAGCCTTCTTGATTTGAGCAACATCGCTCTTGGTTTCCTTGACAACATCATCATCAAGACTTCCAGCAAGCCTGTTCTTGCCTTTGTTAGGAGCACCACGACGAGTAGCACCACCAACACCACGACCCAACAAACGAGAGAGCACCATTTTATTTCTTCCTATATTTCGCTGTCTTAGCAGCCACAACCTCTGGCTGAGCAACAAATTGCTTACCAGCTTTACCACCAGCAGCCTTAGCTGCATTGGTAGCTTTCTTCTCAGACTCGCTCAAAGCAGACCACGCTGCTTTCGGTAAATAACGACGCTTTCCTTCAGAGGGCTTTCCAGACGACGTTGTCCATTCTTCCTTAGTCCATTTCGTCATAGACTTCTGAGCTTCTGTCTTTTCTCCGGTGTAGTCGCCGCCTTTGTCTTTATATATTTTACCAGCAAGCTGCATCGCTCTGGCAGAATGTTTACCACCCATCTTAGCCTTAGCCTGAGCCTTTGCAGACTCCCACAGCTTTTCGTTAGTGCGACCCATTAACGAAGACTTCCGTCTTGTTTACGCTTAACGCTTCTGTTCTTGCTGGCAGCGACAACACGTAAATTACTACGCCCATTGCCACCACCCTTCGACAAAGGCTTCTTGTGATCGACGTCTTTACCGTCTCCTTTGTAAGCCTTCCCCTCTTCCATCATCAACGCTCTAGCAGCATTACGCTTTGAACGCTCTTTGACACGCGAAGGCTTATTATCCTTTTCCCAATCAAGCTCGGCAGAATAGTTTCTCTGCCCATTCTTCATAAACGGCATATACGTTAATTAAAAAATTTACTACCAAACTGCACAAGAGCAAACAAAGTAATGGCAAGACTCCAAACACCAATGCCCCTGTTCACCCACATCTGCACCGTCTTATCTGTCCTACCTACAGAAGTTTCAACAGCAACAACACGCTGCTCCACCCTACCGATGCGTTCACCTTGATTTGCCAGCCTCTCTTCAACAAGAACAAGCTTCATGACAGCATCAGCCAACTTATCCACTTTGCCTTCAAGGCGACGAAAGTCATCATCACTCATATTAACAATTCCATGCTTTTAGCGACAACGCTTTGCGCGTCGGCTTGCCTTTGTCATCCTTCATCGGACCCGGCATACCACTCATACGCGCACAGAAACTCTTACGCCGCTTAGCATCCTTCTCATTCTTTGGAGTTGGCGCAGGAGGCTTCAAATTGCCACCAGTGGCTTTGTTGTAAGAAGCTCTTCCTTTGGCATTGAGGCCGCCTTTGGGGTCCTTCCCTTCTTTACGTTGCCAAGCAGCAGTTTTCATAAGAGCGCGTTGTAACAGCAAAACAAACAACAGGCAACAAACGCCTATCGGCTCTCAACAAAAATATCCTTCTATATAGACTATGCAGGGAGCATAGAGTATATCGTTGATAGCGCCGATAGCGCTGATGTTGCTAATTTATCAGTCTATTTCCTTCTTCGGTTGACAACACCTTCATACCATTTTTCAGCTCTCATTGCCTTTTCAACTAGCGGTAGGGGTATCAGATATCCCGTATGTTTTTCTAATGCTGCTCTAACGTAATAAACATCAGAATGAAAAGCAACTGTCTTCACTTCTTCTCGTTGCTTAAAGATTTCTTTCATTGCTAACGAATAGTAGCTATGAGGAGGATGAAAAACTTTAGACTTCAGTTGTTCTCTTGTTTGAAATGGCATTAAATAGCTTTCTAATGAAACATCTGTTTCGTTAGAAACACATTCTAAACAACAATGTGTATGTTGTCAACTATATAGCTATATAGATTGTTGACGTTGTTACTAATGTTAGCGCTGATGTTTCAACAAAATAATAATGATGTATATTTCAATATTTGTTTCAATGTTTATTTCATTGAAATATACATCAAATAAAATGCTAATACATCAGTGCAAATTAGCATTCCGTTGACAAGTGTTAAGGATATTTTTAACTATTAGCGATGATGTTTTTTCATTAAAACACATCAACATAATGTTATTACTATTGTGTAGACGGACTTAGCCTTCCTGCTAAGCCTTTACACAGAAAACATCCCCGTGACTCGGAAGCCTTTCGACATTAGGACGCTGCCTTCGCCATCCTGTTGCGCTGTTTCAATGTCTATCCCGCAGTAGCGCTTTAACGTCTTTGCAGACGCTGCCAGATGCTGCCGTTACCCGTTCACCTGACAACACCAGTTTTACACATGAGGACATGTGTTGTCAAGCCTTTTGCGCAAAAATGATGTTGCTTGCGCAAAAATGATGTTGCTTGCGCAAAAATGATGTTGCAATGTTCGTAATAATAGACATTATCAAGCTAATGACTGATATTACGAACATCACCCTTGCTATGAAGCATTGCAGAAGTCTATGACATTGTCGCTCAAACGCTGTTTAGACGACATTGTTATTTGTGGGCGATGTGTTCATCAAGAAAGCCTGTGGCATTCGCTATTCGCGAATAGCGAACATGTTATTAACATGCGTTAGCATGCTGGGGTGTGTGTGAGGTAGGTTGTGGGCATGCTAGTTAGTGGTCACTAACATAAGTTAAAATACCTGTTCTGTGTAACGTTGTGTATATAATAGCGCTGCCACCCCCCAGTGGCCCACGCCCGCCCACCCTCGTCACGCTAGCGTTTGCGCGCTGCCAGCGCATGTGATCACGCATAATGCGCTGCGTCACACGATCATGTGTGTGTGGATTTACGTTGTAAATCAAGGACTTAGCTCTATGTCTACGACATAAGTCGGACAGCGATTTTTCGTTGAAAATCGGTATATAAGTAGTCGCTTATATAAGCCGTTGCTTATATTCGAAGTGACGATGTACGCTGACATCTCTGACACCAGAGACGTAGTCTCTGACGCCCTACACCGCTTGCCAGAGACGTAGTCTCTGAAGCCCTTCGCTGCAGGCACACCCCCTGCGTTGCGTGTCCGCATCAAGCACACCCCTATGATGTACGCGCACGCACAGCGACGAAGTCGCCAACAACAACGACGAAAGCCCCTACAGTTGACTCGGGCTTTGAAAAGTCGACACAATGCAACCCATCGAAACACGGCATCCCGCCGATTCCTGAAAGGAAACACATCATGTTCTCACGTCACTTGCATAACGTTCATCCCAGCGTTGAAACCCATAAGGGTTTGTTCGGCATCATCATTCCCTCCAAAGTCGTCGGCTTTTTCGCTGACGACGGATTCGGAAACTACGTTTCCTTTGACAACAGCATCATCCAAATGTTCGCATCGACGGAGTCGTTGTTGGGCATGACGAATGAGGAGCGTGAGCGTGAGGAATCGAAGATTCCGAACATCATCTGACGAAAGCCCCCACAGTTGACAGGGGTTTTCGAAAGCCCCTACACTGCAATCCATCGACGGCACAGTGTCGTCACTTCCTGAAAGGAAACATCATGTTCAAGTCCAAGAATCTGTTGTCCGTCGCAAGTGATGCCAAAACCGTGAAGGGTGAAACCCTTGGTTTTATGACGGGCATCCTCTACCTTGCCCCGTTCAAGTCCACGAAGTGGAATACCTGTAGCATGGCGGCGATTGCACAATGCGGTGATGCATGCTTGTATACCGCTGGGCGTGGTGCCATGTCAACGGTG